CTGAGTTTGAAATGTCGGCGTTGTATATGTTTAATAAATCTCACGCTGTTGCTTACTCTATGTTGTCATATCAAACAATGTGGTTGAAGGTGAATTACCCATTGGAGTTCATTTGGTCATTACTATATAATGAATCAGCGTCAGACAAGATCACTGCATACCTTATGGAAGCCCAGCGTTTGGGGTTAACCATATATGGTCCCGACATTAACAAGTCTGTTGAGTTCTTTTCCATGTCACTCCCAGGCGAAGAAGATGGTATTCGCTTTGGTCTTTCCAATGTCACTGGCTGTGGTAGCAGTGCTATCAAGGAAATTTTCCAAAAGAGACCGTTTAATTCATTTGAGGAGTTTACTAATAAGTGTTCCAAATCATCTATTAAAGCTCCGCTAAGGGAAAGCTTTGATAAGGTTGGTGTATTCAAGTCTATTGGTCATGTATCGCAATTTGATCACGAGAAATATTACTTACCTATACTCGGGTTCCCTATTGCTGCTAGTTCTCATAAAACAGAGATTGATGAGTTCGTAGAGGATGCTAATGAATTCCACGAAACAATGTCAAACATTACACTTATTAAGGCAGTGGTGCGTTCTACAAAGAAAGCTACAGGATACCTGAGAGTTGAATTTGAAGATCACTCGGGGTCTTGCACCGTGTTTGGCGAGCGTAATACCGAGCTGGCGCAGAGAGATTATGTTTACGCTTTGATCGGTGATAGGACACTACATGCTTACTGTGATGTCTATGAAGCCGAAGATTCCAACCTGTTCAATATTATGATGCTTAAGAAGCACGGCATTGATCATAAATATGCTTGGCTTTACGATCACGGCATTGGTTATGTAAGCGATGAAAAAACTCTTGCATATATTTTTAATATTAGAAATTTCATTACATCATCTGGAAAAGAAATGGCAAGCGTGTACTGCTGGGATGGAAAGCAATTCTTTAAGATTGTAGTATTCGCAGCAGTTTACAAGAAGGTAAAACAAATGCTGAAAGAGCATATGTGGTATGCCATTCGTCTTACAGCTGTTGAGGATAAGAATAGTTTAAACAGGCTTGACTCGTTCAAACTTGAGTCAGCGGATAAGATTATCCCCATTGATGATTATATAAAGAGGAAGAATCTAGTGGAGGTAGCAGTCTAGTGTTACTTACAATCTACATCCCGACATATAGGAGGGATTCCTTAGATGACTGTTTAAACAGTATAATACATCAAACTAATTCTGATATTGAAATTATTGTATCTGATAATGACCAAGACGGGTATGCAAGAGATATAGCTTACAAATATAAGAATTATGTATCTGACTACTCCATCAGGAAACAAAACATTGGTTGCGATGGTAATTGTTTACATGGCATTACCGCTGGCTCTGGTGACTATGTTTGGGTTATTGGTGATGATGATGTGTTGATTCCTGGAGCGATTGACACTATAATGCCCATGCTCAATGGAGTTGATCGTGTAATGCAATTTTCTCCGTATTCTGGAGAAGTATTACCTGGTTTTTCTGGTACAATGATTGAGTTGATAAATAATCTTAACGATAAATCATATGTAATTGCTGCAACATTGGCGAGCATGAATGTATGGAAAAGAGAAGTCATGGATTTCAGAACTGGGGTAAAGCATCTTGATTCTAGAAATGTTTTAGCTTGGGCTGGTATTGGTTGCAAAACAGTAAGCGTTCCAGAGGTTCCTACTGTCATTGTTAATGATACAAATCACTTTCAGTTTAAAGAATTTGATAGTGTAATGTTTGAGTACTGTGATGCTCTATCCAGTATTGATGGTGTTGAGAAGTTTACATTTCATAATGCTAATAAATGGAATTTTGTTAATGCATCAGTGGAGGCAAAATGATTGTATATACAGGTGGGACATTTGATTTATTTCACTCTGGTCATGCTAGATTGTTGGAGAGATGTAAGAAGGCGGCTGGTGACGATGGCTACTTGGTCGTGTCCGTCAACCCCGATGAGTTCTGCTCTCAATACAAAGAGCCTCCAATCTGCAGTTTAGCTGAAAGAATGGAAGTTGTTTCTTCGTGCAAATGGGTGGACAAAGTAATTGTAAACTCGGGCGGTGCTGATTCTAAACCTGCTATCATGGAGGCAAAAGCTGATCTTGTAATTGTTGGTTCCGACTGGCAAAGCAAAGATTACTATAAGCAAATGGGATTCACACAAGGATGGCTTGATGAGAATAATATCGGAGTGATGTTTGTTCCGTATACAGAAGAGATTTCAACAACAATTATTAAATCAAGAATACTAGACAGGATGTTTCAATGAAGGAGAAATATGTTACTTGTAGATAAAAGAAAAGGCGATACAATGCCGATCCATGATGTTATCCCGACCCCTAGCGTTGGGCTTAATCGTGCATTAGGTGGTGGATTAAATACTGGTGCGACTCATCTATTTTGGGGTACACCTTCTGTGGGCAAAACAACTATGTGCTTTAGAATTATGGCTGAGGCGCAGAAGATGGGGTATCGCCCAGTCATTGTTGATTCTGAGTCTTCGTACAGTGATGTGTATGCAGAGAAGTGTGGTCTAGATATTTCCGATGTGGTGGTGATTCAGTCTACTATTGTTGAAGATATTATGAAAAGTTTGATCGGGTATTTGACTGATGATAAAGAAAAACATATTTTTTTGTTTGATTCGTTGTCTAATATCGTGAAGGAAGAGTTTTATGATAAGCCCGAAGGTGGTAAGGCGATGGGCTTGTCTGCTCGCTCGCAGGGTTACTTCTTACAGAAACTTGTAAATTATCTTCATAAGGAGCGTAATATCATGCTGTTTGTTGCTCATCAAACGGTTGACTTGAGTGGTATGTTCGCAATCACTAAGGCTAAGATGGGTAATGTTGTGCATCACAACATGCATAATGTCATCAAGCTTTTTCTTTCTATGTCTAAAGGAGAGATGGAGCGTGAGGCGAATAATATGATTACTTCGCAACGGGCTGTGTGGACTATTGAAAAAACTAAGCAGTTACCTACTATTGGCTCTACTGGTTATTATTATGTCCTCCCCCAATTAGGGCAGATTGATAGTCGGCGTGAGTTGATTGATATTGCGATTGAGATGAATGTTATTGTTCGTAAGGGCGCTTGGTATACTTATGAGGATAGTAAGTGGAACGGCATGGGAGCTATTGAATTGACTGAGAAGCAAGTCAAGGAGATTCAAAAGCTTATCAAGGAATGATCTTTTCGGTTCATACCGATCAGCATATTAAAGACGCTGTAAATATTTTTGGCTATGCCTATGGCTATACCAATATTGTAAAACATTTTAATCAGTTCACTTATCGTGGTAAGCAGTTAGAGGTCGTTGAGAATGATCCTGCTGCTCAGATACAAATGTTTTACATGGAACCTGAATGGCATCATCCTGTAACTGGTCAAGATTTTCGCCAGCCTGGTTTTAAAAAACATTATGACCATCAATATAAGATTAATGGTACATACCTAGAGGCTACTCGGGCTTGGGATTGGTGGATTCCTACCATGAAGTCATTTGACGAAATCTGGGTAGGCAATCAATTCTCTGCAGATGCAGTTGCTAACTCTGGTGTTGATACACCTACATATATTTTTGAATTAGGTATTGATGATATGTGGACACCTTTTAAAAGAGGTAATCGGGGAAAGATTCGGTTTCTTCATGTTGATTCAGGTAGCCCCCGTAAGAGGGCTGATTTGGTTGAGAAAGCATTTACCACTCTGTTTAAAGACAGAGATGATATTACGCTTACGCTTAAGTATCATGGCAACAATGAGATGAGCGTTATGGACTTGTTTAAGATAGAAGAGTCCTCCAGTAAAAATATTATAAGGATTCATAAAACATTGAGTCAACCTGACATGGTTAAACTTTACCATAACCACGATATTTTAATTTACCCTACAGAGGGTGAAGGGTTTGGGCTAATACCTCTGCAAGCTTTAGCTACGGGTATGCCAACAATATCAACAAGTCGGTGGTGTTCGTATGAAAAATATCTTGGTAACAATATCATTGAATCAACACTAGGCAGGACACAGCACACTGGTTATCACACTGGGGATGTTATTCTCCCAGATTTTGATTCAACTGTTGAACTTATGAGGAATGCAGTAGAGAATTTTGATGCTCAGTGTGATTACTACTATAAGCAGGCTCCTGCGGTTATTAAGGAATATAATTGGCAAAAACAGTGTGATAAGATGCTTAACTCTTTAATTAAGCGTGTGGGCATATCTATGTTTAAGCCAGTTGAGGCGATTAATAGGGACAAATATATATATTTCCAAAATGGCACTGGTTACATTACTGGATCTGGTATTGTCTTCTCAAGGGAGAACCCTGTACAGAGAGTATCTAATGATGAGTATAATTTATTAATTAGGAATTCTAATTTCAGAAGTCCAACAGATCAAGAAATAAGGAGCAAGTAGTGAGTTACCTAGAAGATGAAATTGAAGAAGTTCGGTCATATATTTCCGAGCCGTTCTTCCAGAGCATTGATTGTAATCAGGGCTGGCATCAACTGATTGTTGATTGCCATAGAGAGCTGTCTGCTATTGATCCTGATTATAAGCTTTACCAAGTCAAAGAGAAGTTTGGTGGGTTAAGGTATTATATAGATTCAAATTCAAAAGATTATTATGCGATGCGTGATGTAATTAACAAGTTTGAAAGTCTTTCTTTGCAAACATGTGAATACACTGGAGAACCTGGAGTCTTGGCTAAAGGGAAAGGCGGGTGGATGAAAACCTTGTCTACGAAAGTGATGTCGGAGTATGGCTATGAAAAAGCATAATATTGTTGTTGTTGTTGGAGCTATTGTTTATTTATTTTTTCTTATTAAGATGTTTCTATGAAAAGAACTGAACAGGAAGAGATCAAGAGAGACAAAGCGAAGGCTGTAAAGAACTCTGGTCGTGGTCTAAGAAAGGGCGATGCTTCGTTGAATAAATTCTTACTTGATTACAAACATAACGAAAGAACTTTTACTCTTACATTAAAAGCTTGGAACAAAATGCGCAAAGATGCATGGAATGCTAATTATAAATATCCATGCATTTCTGTTGTATTTGGTGAGAACTCCGAGACAAAGGTTGCTATAATAGACTGGGAAGTGTTCCAAGAGCTGGTGAAAGGAAGCGAGTATGAGTGAAAAATATAAATATAGTTTATTTTGTGACAAGTTGTCTGGTTATAAATCAATTGGTTTTGGCATTGGGCATGATGATGGATATATCGGATTGTATATATTGTTCTGGATGGTCGGAATTCAAAGAAAGAAGGTAGAAGCATGAATCAGTACGGGAACCCAATGTTCTTTCAGATATTAGAGGAGCTACGAGCGCTCCACACAAAGAAAGGGCAGGACTATGGCACTGCGAGTGATCCTCTTGCCAATGTTCGTGCGTCAGTTGACTGGGGCGTTCCAGGCTGGGTTGGTACATTAATCCGAGCAAATGATAAAGTAATTCGCCTGCAAAGTGCCGCTAAGGGGAGTAAATTAGTTAATGAAGGCGTTGAGGATTCCCTTATAGACCTTGCATCATACGCAATTATTGCTCTTGCACTTTACCGTGAAGAGAATGAAATGAAACAGGCTATGGTTGTTACTGAAGATTTAAGGAAGAAATAATATGGCTGATATCATAATTAATAAAGAGATGCTATTGGAGCAAATGGGTGATAAAGCAGAAGAATTCATGGAATGTCTTCGTATAGTTGAAGATATAATTGAAAATCCTGATCACTATTTAGGAATGCAGGCTGTCAAGTATGCTAATATATTAGCAGCGTATAGAACACTAATGATTGTAAAATCGCAAGCTTTTAAAAGAAAGTCTGCTGTTATGAATGATCAAGACAAATTTGTTAATGACATATGGAAAACAATGTATGAAGCATTAGCGGAAAACATAAATGCTCTAAAACTCGCTGGGAAAGGCGGATATTAATGAAATCATTGAAGGTACTTAAACAACCAAAGAAGATTGCAGTTGTTGCTGAGGAATTTTCAGACGCAGATTTAGTAGATAGTCTATCCAAAGCAATTGATGATTCATTGGCAGAGCGTAATCAGCCTGAATTTAAAAAAGTGAATGGGTTTCACCCAAGCTATACGAATCAATGCCCGAGATACTGGAATTACTTGTTTACTGGCGTGAGCGTTACGCCAGACTTCAGACCGCAGACTTATCGTATCTTTGATAATGGTCATGCAGTTCACGACAGGATTTATAAATACTTTAGAGACATGGGCATCCTTGTTCAAGAGGAAATCCCAGTATCGTATTCATCACCACCAATTGAAGGCACAGCTGACGGTATTATCAATTGGTACGGGGAAAAATTGATTGAATTAAAATCAATTAGCTCCGAGGGCTTTCATTACAGGAAGCTTCATAACAAACCAAAGGATGAGCACTATAGGCAAGCGCAAATCTATATGGAATGTTTGAATCTTGATAGCGGTTTTGTTATTTATGAATGTAAGAATAATCAAGAAATTCTGCCTATTTTTATAAAAAAAGATCAAGACTATATTGATAAATTATTTAAGAAATATAGAACTATTTATGGGAGTTACACAAGCGGTGACATCCCCGACAGACCATACAAGAGAACATCTAAGCATTGTTCTGATTGTAATGTTGCTGCTTTATGCTGGGGAGAAAGTGGTTAATGAAGAAAAAAGAATTTGTAGCAATCCAGATTGCGCAAAACAATTTATAGCAAAAGTTTATAATAGTATTTATTGCTCTGCTGAGTGCAGAAAGATTATTACTAACAAAAAGTTATTAGCAAATTATTACGAAAAAAAAGCTAATAAAAACAAAAAAAGAATTTGTAAGACAAAAACATGCACTGTGGTTCTTTCTGTATACAATAAAGAATTGATTTGTGAAAAATGCAAACGAGAAAGGTTTGTTCAACGATTAGTCGGCTGGGGTTGGGATGAGACCAAAGTGCGAGATGGTATGTAATGAACCTTAAGAATATTGTACACAAGAACGATAGCAAGGTGTTATCAATAGACCCGTCATCTCACTCTTTAGGGTGGGCAGTTATTGATTTTAGTAGCGGTCTTAAATTAGTAGATTGCGGTAAAATAAAGTTTACAAAAACTAATGATATTTCAATTAAATTTAATGAGATTAATTCTGGCATTAAAGAAATATGCAAGGAACATAACCCATCTGTTTGTGTAATTGAACAATCAGTTTACATTCAAAACTTCCAAACAAGCCGTGTTATATCTTACATAATCGGTTACACCTGGGGAATTGTTCAGACTTACTGTTTCAAAGTAATTGATATTAACCCAATTTTGTGGAAACGGGGCATTGGGTATAAGAATATATCCAAGAATGATAAGATAGAATTGAATACGGAAGCAAAGAAAAAGAAAGAAAGAAAAGATCGTGTTCGGCAAATTGTGATAGAATACTTCCATATGTCAAATGAAGATTTAGCAGATGATGATATTGTTGATGCAGTAGGCATTGGTCTTTGGTATTATCTCATGGCGGTTTCTCATGGCTCTTGAGCCGTACAAGGATAAGTCTTGGCTGTACGAGCACTATGTCAAGAAGAGAATGAATTTAACTGATGTTGTTAAGTTACTAAAACAAACTTACAACATTGAAATAACACCACAAGGTTTGTATAACTGGTGTAAGAAATATGATTTATTAAAATTTAGAGGTAAGGGAAGAAACCTTGCTGTAACTTCTAAGAAACCAAAGTCTCCTATGCAACAAGCGGCTGAGCGTAGGAAGCGTGAATTGAGAAAACAACGAGATATGAAAAAGAAAGGTATGGGTAGATAATGCAAAGAAGTATTACGGCAGGAGATTTAGGTTTATTTGCTGAGTTGAATATTGTATATAATCAAGCTCGGGTAATTGAGGCGAATCAGAATAAGACTAAGTATAAGTGTTTGGGCTCGGGTCATTGTTGCACTATTGGATTAACAATTCCAATGGCAGAATGTGCGAACATTGCTTTCAATTTAACTCAACAATTTTATTTGTACTTAGAAGATAAAGGTCAGGAGCATGCGGATGAATGGCTTAAGTCTGTTATTGATTCCTTAAAAGATGCAATGCATGATAAAGATCTTAAATTCGGGGGTGAAACAACTCGTAAGTGTGCTTTCTATAAAGGCGGTTGTACTATTTATGGCTTTAGACCGCTAGTTTGCAGAAGCTACGGAGCATTCGTTGGAGTTGATGATGTATGCCCTCGGGAGAGAAATATTTACGGTAATGTTGATTTCTTTACTGGTACGCCAGTTGAAGGAATGGTTCGGCACTATCAGGAGATATTGGAAAAGTATTCAAAAGATAAAGGCGAGAATTATGATGTTGTTGTGTATATGCCTTTGGGTGTTCTCAGCTTCCTTCTGACAACAGAGGATCTTCAGGAGTTAGCAGATACTACCGATGCAAGCATTTGGCGAGCAGTTGAAGGTTGGTATAATTACAGAGTTGAGTATACAAAAGTTCACGGACTACCATTGCCTAAATTAAGATCAGCTGCTGAAAGTGCAGGAAAGAAAATTGCTTTTTCTGTAGATGAGTAAAGTAGAGTGGAATGATGCAGGCTCCCATGTGGCGGGCACTGGGTATGCTGATGCTGCCTATCCTATATATGAAGCGTTATTCAAAAATGGATTGGTTTCCAAGACATATGTTGAGCATCTTGCTCCAGAGATTCCTGGCGTTGGGTATTCATTAAGGAATACTAAATTTACTAATCCCGTTGTGATTAACAATACACTCCCTGAATATTATGTTATTGGTTCTGAGTATTCAATTGGCTTTACATATTGGGAAACCAATCGTATAAGCGATGACAGCGTTGATGGAATGAACAAGATGGATGAGATTTGGACTACATCTGAATTTATGAAAAATGTATTTATAAACTCTGGTGTGACCAAGCCAGTGTATGCCTTTAATTTGGGTGTTAATCCAGATCTTTACTACCCTCATAAAAGGAAGCCTCATAAGCCGTTTACATTCTTAAGCATGGGGTCTCCTTCAACGAGGAAGAATTCTCAAATGTCTGTTGATGCGTTCATGCATCTTTTTGGTCGTGATGAAAATTATAAACTAATTTACAAATCTAACGGGGCTCCAGACGCTCGCTTTCATAAAGGTACGAGCAATCAGTCATCTATTCACGGGCATCCTCGTATTGAAGTTATAGATTGGAAATTAAGTGAAAGCCTTCTTTCTGCGCTATACGATGAATCAGACTGCTTACTATACCCAACAAGTGGCGAAGGATGGGGGCTGATACCATTTCAGGCAATAGCAAAAGGTATTCCAACGATCTGCACTAACGCTACTGCCTGCGAGGAGTATGCAGAAATGTCTGTACCTTTAGATTACAAATGGTCTAGCAAGAACATGGATGGTGTATATAAAGATACTGGGGAGTGGGCAGAGCCAAGTTTTGATGATTTGTGTGATAAAATGTTATATGTAGTTAAAAACTATGATGCTGTCTCAAATAAGACATTAGAAGGTGCTAAGTACATAAATGAGAATATGACTTGGGACAAAGTAACAAAGGACTATGTAGATAGATTATGTCAAATATTGAACATGTTAAACAAAAAAGTTTAGTAGAGAAAATTAGAGATGTTGAACAAGTTGGTCTTTTGCATGTAAAAGGTTATTCAATGAGGGAAATATCTTCACTCATGACATTGCCGATTAATGATGTTAAAGAGTACATTGATGAATATAAGTTAATATTAAATCAAACTATTGAGGAAGACCCGTTTTTTCTTGAAAAAGTACAATTTAATACAATTAAAGCTCTTACTGAATTTGATGAATTAAGTAAGGAAGCTTGGGAAACAATTAATATAGCAACAGATAACGGCATGGTTGCTGCCAGAATTCAGGCAATCAAGCTGGCTGGGGATCTTGCTACTAAGAAAGCTCAACTCCATAAGCTTATGGGTGGGAATCAAACAGATGGTGAATATATTGCCAGAATGCAGAAGGCTGAGAATGTTAATCAAATTTTATCAAAAATATTAAGAGATGTTATCTCAAAGCATCCATCTATTGCCGAGGAAGTTCGCAAGGAGCTTGAAATTGCTTTTGAGATTATGACAGGAAAACACACTGACATTGTAACCAACACTGCATTCACGGTAGAAGAAGATGAAGAACAGGGCTCATAATTTGAGATCTTTTGAAAACGCCTATAGAGATCATAATTTGAGATCTTTTAAAAAAGCCTATAGGGCTCATAATTTGAGATCTTTTCAAAACGCCTATAGGGTAGTATAGAAACATGTCTGATTTCTTAGGTATCAATCTTGAATTTAATGATTTTGATAGATTATTGCGCCAAGATGAATTTATGGAAGAACCTGTTTCTATTGAAACTTTTGTTCAAGATAAACACTATCTCGGTCTCCCCCCTCTATCTGAGATTCAGTTGGAGATTGTAAAGCATAGCACACAGATATTCAAAGAACACACTTTAATAAAATTATATGGCGAAGAAAAGGGAAAAGAGATTTACAAGAAATACACAGACAATGAAGTGATTTGTATGCTCGGCAAAGGATCTGGAAAAGACCATTGTGCCAGAATATCTATGGCGTATACCGTATATCTATTACATTGCTTAAGAGATCCTCTTGGCTATTATGGTAAAGCTCACGGTGTTTATATTGACCTTCTAAACCTTGCTGTAAACGCTCAGCAAGCTCAGAGAGTGTTCTTTGAACCATTAAAGAACTTATTGCTATCATCTCCTTATTTTAATAATGTGGGGTTTGAACCTAGAGTATCAGAAATATTTTTCTTTTCCAGACCTGTAAGATTATTCTCTGGTCACTCTGAATCTGAAGGTTGGGAAGGTTATGAAGTAATGACAGTTATTCTTGATGAGATATCTGCATTTAAAACAGATAGCGAATTGAAAGGTGAAGTGAGATCAAAGGGATCAGCATCTGCAATTTATAACATGAGTAAGCTATCCGTAATGTCACGGTTTCCAGAAATTGGTAAGGTTATTCTATTGTCATTCCCACGCTATAAAGGTGACTTTATTCAGCAGAGATATTTCAGCTCTAGAGAAAAGAATGAACCTAAAACTTGGTCAATTAAAGCAGCAACATGGGAAGTTAATCCAACAATTAAAAGAGAGCAATTAGAATCTGAGTATATTAGAAATCCAATTGAAGCAGCATCTCGTTTTGAATGTGAACCTCCAACAATGGAAGATGCTTACTTTAGAGATGAAGAATTAGTAAGAAAAGCTTTTATATATTCAGATGACCCTATGGATGAAGAAGGTAGATATAAGCCGTGGTTTAATAATACTGATGGTCATCAAAGATTTATTCATATAGACTTAGGTTTTAAAAGAGATAGAACAGCATTATGTATGACGCATTGTTCTGGATTTAAAGAAATAGTTACATCAATGGGTGTTGAAAGGCTGCCAGTTATTAATGTTGATTTAATACATTCCTGGAAGGCTGAACCTGGTAAAGAAATTAACTTTGCTTCTGTGAGACAGCTTATTGTTGATCTCTGTAGAAGGTTTGATGTTGCTAAAGTTACTTTTGATAGATGGCAATCTATTGAAATGATTCAAAGCTTGAAAGCTCAAGGTATTAATGCAGACTTTCACAGCGTTAAGAAAACTGATTATGATACATTGATGACATCTATTTATGACACAAGGCTTCGTGGGTATTGGAATCATGTTCTTGTTGAAGAAGAATTGTTGAAGTTAAGATTATTTAGTAACAATAAAATAGATCACCCTAATTCTGGATCTAAAGACTTAGCTGATGCTCTTGCTGGGTCGGTATTTAATTCTGTGCAAAATATGGGTGTTGAACAAGAAGTTGAAATAGAAATACTAGGTATTGATGCCCCAGATGGTGAAGATTTTGAGGATTATGGTACAGTGACAGTATATAATCGTGATATGAATGCATATGTGCCAGGTTTTAATAAAACACAAATTCCAGTAGAGGAGGTGGGTGTATGGATGGAGAACATTTAATGGATAAGGATACGGTAGATATACAGTTAGTTCTTAAAATTATGAGTGATAAAGTGTCTGAATTGACATTGCAAAATGCTGTTTTAATTGCGCAATTAGATTCAATCAGAAGATCCTCTCTGAAAAATATTTAATAAAATATTTATAGACGAAGGTTGTTTCTAGTAAAGTTACTGATAAGTTGTATGTCAAGCCGATAGGCGTTATTCAAAACCAATATAGAAACGAGAGAAAATGCAAATTAAAGAAGCAAGTTCATTCCCAGTAATCTCAAGAAGTGGTCGTACATCTGCTGAATTGCAAATGATTATTGATACCTTGAACCTATCTAGTCAAAGTGGAAAGCCTTATTCAATTGAGGGAGTTCAAGCTGGTAAGAAATACAATTCAATGCAACAGAGAATTCGTGCCCAAGCTCGTAAGATTAATGTAAGCGTTGAGATTCATTACAATAAAGAAACTGAAACTCTCTATTTTAGAGTGCCAGTATCGTCAGGAATAGAGACCTCTTTGGTCCCCGATAAGGTTGTAAAATCAAAAGATATTAAGAGTGTCAAGACTTTTGTAAAAAATAAGTAATATTAAAATAAAAAAAGGGCTGGGAGCGATCTCAGCCCTTTTTTTTATGTATACTATAGGCATGGGACTTTTTGAAACACAATCAATAGAAATTAATCAAGATCAATTGGCAAAATGGAATGTTCTTTTTGCTATTCCTTGCTACGATCAGCAAATATCAGAACCAACAATGATGAGTCTAATTAAGACTCTAATGTATTTTAGAGATCATAGCATGAAGTTTGCAGTAGCAACTATCACTGATTCATTGATCAATCGTGCTAGGAACAATATGTCGGCTAAATTTATGGGTAATGAACAATTTACTCACATGATGTTTATTGATGCTGATATCTCCTGGGAACCTGAAGACATTATAAAATTGCTATGGCATGATAAAGAAGTAATGACTGCTGCTTATCCTATTAAATCAATTGATTGGGAAAAAGTTGCTAAGAATGTAAAAGACGGAGTTGCTGTTGAAGAACTTGCGGCTAAGAGTGTTAGATTTGTTGTTAACCCAGTTAAGGATCAAACTACTTTAAATGTTGAAAACGGGGCAATTGAAATATTTGATGCTGGCACTGGTTTTATGCTTATAAAAAGAGAAACATTTTTAAAGCTTATAGAAGCCCACCCTGAATTAAAGTATGATGATGATACTGGCTCTCTTGCTAAAAATGAAAAACCGTGGACATACGCATTTTTTAATTCTTATATTGATGCCCATAAAAATAGATTCTTATCTGAAGACTATGGCTTTTGTAGATATTGGCAGAATATTGGTGGAAAAGTTTGGGTAGATCCTGCTATTACTTTAGGTCATCTTGGTCGTATGAAATATACTGGAACAATGATGTCCTTTATTGAAGAGAATGCCAAGATCGTTGATAAATCGTAAATCGGTTGGAAATTTGGAATTATACTCTACCTTGTGTATTGAGAAAAAATATATACTAAATTTCGTAGAATAATAGTAAAAAAAGCGTGGAGTTCATAAACATTTTAATAATGTTTAGCCTTTGTTGAATCATTTGACGATCTATGAACTCACTAATTACGCACATAGATCTCCTTTTTTTTTAACGGATAGATCTCAAATTTAATACGATCTCGCTTATGATCTTATTTAACAGTTTTCTGCGACCTTAATATCAGTTTAATGAATTTTCAAATAACTTTCAATTATCTATTTCCCCCCTGATAAACTGATCTCGTCGGATAATTCTATGACGAAATAAGTAATTATTTAATTAATTAATTAACAAAGGAGATAGCAATGAGTAATTTTAATGTTGATAATAATGTTGATAATAATGATGACGCTATTCGTGCTAAATTGTTGGGCTTAGAAATAGAAAATGGTTCAATTAATTATGGGACAGTAAGTAATTTTAAGTATGAGTTTACTGGTTACGAAACTATAATGATTGCTTTGACTGATAAGGGTAATGAAATTGATTGTCATCAGTTATTGCGATTTATGTATTTGATTGATATGAAAAATAATGGTAAACAAATAGTTTATCCAGATGGCACAGATTATTCAAATCGTGTATTTGGTCCTCAACGAAAACGAAATGCCAAAGTGTTGAATAATTCAAGTTATATTAGCCCACATAATCTTATTTCATAGAAAGGTGATAACAATGACAAATACAGCATTATTTACAAAAGTTAATCTTAATGACATTACTAATATTGATTACAGTGTCAATAACCATATTCCTCAACCAAAAGTTGAAAGAAGTGGTTTTGTTAAAGTAAATCTTAGTGATGTTAAAAATCTATCAAGAAGAAAATCTCAAGAAGTAATTAAATTGTCATTTGATACTATTTGTACAAATTATGATACTAATGAAGAATTAGAATTGATCACTTCTTTAGTTAAGATTACTGCTATTAGAAAGAATTCCCAAGGTATTGACTATGATCTTTCTCAGGATAGAAGGTTTATCCGAATGAATAAGATTCATCAAATTAAAGTTGTAATATCTATATTAGATATGGGTATTGATGTATTAGTTGATGGTTGTAAAGAAGTAGCAACTATTGATAACATCAATAGTTTAAATAAAGTACTTGTTAAGTTGGAATTGAATAAGTTGGAAAAAGATAAAGTAGTGCGATCAAATATGGAAATATTCACTAGAAGATAATGAAAGGGACAAATGAAAACTCATTCTGAAATTACAAAAGTTGACTTTAATCGTTATGTTACCCCAGTTTCTAATTTAGAAGTTGGTGATATCATTAACTGGATCGGTATTTATGATGCTGGTAAAGAAGTCTATTTTGATACAATTACTTTATTAAAGTATGATCGTCCTATTGCTTTTAAGATTGTTGATATTGATTACAATCCAAATAAGCCAGACGATATCATATTTGAATTTGATAAAGTATTAGTTCCAACTAATTCAAAAGTTATTACAATAAATAAAGATAGGTTCGCTGGAACTAATATTAAAAACACAAAATCAAATGGCAAGTCATTGTTTGATATTGAGCAAGAAATGTACCGTATTCAGTGGTTAATGAATGCTGAAAAATTTGATCTACAAGAAAACAACGAAGGAGAATAAAATGAAAATTGAATCTGGAGCGGTAATTGATACAAAAGAACACGGCTGTATTCCTATGAATAAGATTAGTCTACTGGAATTGGCAATTGAAATGAATCACAGAACAAATAGCATTATGGATGTTCTTGAGTTTAATCAAACAATGATCGTTAAAATGCAATCTAAAATTATTGAATTAGAAACAGCATTACTGGAGTTTTTATAATGGCTGAGTGTATATATTGTAAATCAATATTTATTGACGAAAGATTTGAAGCAGGATATGAATACTGTTTAGATGAAGATTGTCAAAAAATTGGTTTGGATATATCAGAAAGAGCATTTAGGAGAATATATACTCCTGCTCTATTACATAAAAGTAATTATTTCTGGGTTAAAAAAACTGAGTTAAAGTCATTAAATGTCAGAGCAGATCTATTAGAACAATCAGATTGAAAGGGGTAGAAGTGGAAAACAGAAATCAAGTATTAAATGAACTAGAAAAGTTAACTAGTCAAATGGATATTCCATTCTCTAGGTTAAAGGATTACAATTGGCTTTTGCGTAACGCAGCAATTAATAATCCAGATAGTCTTAAGTTAAAAAAAGTAATAATGATATGTCAACTACTAGTGAAAGGTGATACACAATGAATGATAATCATGAAAAAGAAGAAGTTTATGATTGGGCTTTGGATACAGATATGAATCCTGATTGGAATACTTGGGAAGAAGAATTAAATATGATTGAACGAGAGTTTCCACAATCAAAAAAGTTCTTTGGTAAAAAGAAAAAATAAATACCTTTTGAAAGGGGTAAATATGGACATTTTAAAATTATTTAAATCAACAGATGATGGGCAATATATTTTATTGCTTGAGAAACTTTGGCTAAAGCAAAATCATGAAGATAATGATGGCTATACTCCAAGACCAATTCCAGAGAATAGATTCAAATTTGTATTTATCGGTAAAATGCAAGAGTATCTATCAACTGATTACAATATCACAAGTTATGTTGGTCAGAATCTAAAAGTTGATACTTTTAAAAATAAATACAAGTATGCTATTCAAATGTCATATCCATATCTTGGAACTGATGACAATAAATTGGGTAAAAGCGTTATATCACTTTATCTTGTAAGGAATAATGATGAAGTATTTCACTATCAAAGGATATGGGAGGAACTATAATGAGTAAATATTATGGATCAACAATAACGGTATACAAGAAAGATTGGAATATGTGTGATGGTTGTAATATACCATTAAAACCAGTTTTTTGGGAAACAATAGATGGTATTCCAGTTGATGAACAAATAGTTATAGTCAATGATTTTTCTAAAGGAATATTAAATAATATTGACAGTGGACTTACTATTTCACTTATGGGTGGATATGCTGAATTTGTAGATCAAATGTTTATTGATGAAGATGAACAAATAGAATTGTATCTTTGTCACGATTGTGTAGTAAAAATGTTTTCTATGTATAACAAAACAAAAAAATTAAAACAATGTCATCCAACAACACACGAAGCAAAAAGCAAAGATAATTTGTTTTGTTGTGATTGGTCTTGGAATTTGATTAACAATAAAGTTGTTCACCCTGAAGAAGATATTGATGATTACAGGAAAGGAGAGTAGTTATGAATAATTTTGAATTATTGGAATTAAGTGATCTTGATGAAAAATCAAAACAAATGATCATTAGCACATTGAAGCAATTAAACGAATCAATCATTAAAGCAGAAATTGAATTGTTTAAACTTGATATTGAATTGTTTGAAGCAGAAAGGCTTGGGTAATTAATGAAAGTATACCAATGGATAAAACAAGAACCCGAGTTTCAGTATTACTGGACTAAGGATAAAGGTTGGGTTCAAAAAGATATAGAAGAAGTATGGAAAGCCATAGAGATAGGGGAAACACAAAATGGGTATTGATTATATGGAAATAGGATCATCTCCAAGTGATGAAGATTGTGCTCAATTAGGTTCTGATAATTATGATAAGTTATCCAGAATTCAATTGAATGCATATGTTCATCAATTGGAAAGGATGTTCCCTTATGTAAAGAATTCAGATTCATTAAAATTTGCTGCTAAAAGATTTAATCACGACTTCGGTACTTATGCCGAAGTTGTTATTTATTTTGATACAGCTAATGAATTTGAATATAATTGTGCAATTGATATTGAACACAATCTCCCAATGTATTGGGATGAAGAAGCTAAGGAAGAAATTAAAAACAAACTACAAACAGAAAAGGATAAATCATGAACAACATAGTGTTTCAACATTATAGAAATGCAAAGAACTGGGGTGACAGTTGGCTATTTAGTACAAAAATGCTATTACAAGGTCATCTGCTAACAGATAAGAAATACGAAAAAGCAATCAAAAACATACTTAACAACCAAAATGAAAATGGAGAAACAAAATGAAAAAACTATCAGAGAAGCAATTTGTAACAGTAGTAGAAAATATTCATAATAAAATTAATTACTCATTTGATTCAAAGCATTGTGAAGCATTTGGCGTTCTCATTGACAAGGAATTAAATGTTCAAATTGAAAAGATTGATAGCAGTTCTGATATTTACGATATGCTTGATACCGATAATGATGATCTACTAAATCAAATTAATGACTACGATATGATATCTTTTGCAACTAACGGTTGGGCTGCCCCTACTGGTAAAGATGATGAATATAGTGATTTAGCACCATCTCAACACCCTGAAAAAAGAAGAGTTCGTCTTCTTAGTTCAGCAAATATTCATAATCAAGTTGGTAGTTCAATTTTGTTTAGTGACGATATTGATTCACCTGTATATGATTATGGTGATGCTCGTGGAACTATGGCTACAGCAATCATTGAACTTATGGACAAAGCAAAAGATTTGCAGGTCAAATGAGTAAATTTGGCGAAAGCGGATATGTCAAAAACATAGAAAAATATGCCAAACAAGCAACTACAAGACCTGATGATTTTGGTTATTGGGGTTCTGATGATATGTTTAAAACTTGGGGCTTTACTAATATTGATCAGAACAGAGACTCTGATGTATTAGCAAAGTCAAATTTTAAATATATTACTGAAGAGTTGATGGATATCTTCCCTGATGATTATAGAATTGAAAATTATGCTCATTGGGCTGTTGGTAATGTTGATAGATTGGTTTGTCGTGTTTATGATGATGATGATAAAAAGATTATTTCATCTTCATTCTATTTAGCAATGGAATGGTTAGACAAATTAGATGACTATCCAGTTGCTGATGAAGATTCATATCAAACAATGTTGGGTCTTGATAATATTGAAAGTCTTGACTTTTGGGCTGATATTTGTCCTGATTATGTTGATATTGAAAAGTATCCCGATTGGGCTGGCGATGTTCTTTATGAATTAGAAGTCAATATGAATATAGAGTTCCATCTAGATTCAGGTTCACCTAAAGATGAAGATATTATCCAGGCTATTTATAATCTTCAATATTGGAATGCAGCAGGTTATGTAAAGTGGTTTGAATTCTGTGATCGTAATAATTTAGAAAGACCACAGTTTTTAGTAAATGATATATCAAAAAATAATCCTAATCAATTAGAAATGGAGTTTTAAAATGCCAAATCATTGTAATAACACTTTAGGTGTCTTAGGTAAGACATCTGATGTAGAGAAGTTTGTAGAATTTGTAACAAATAAGGGTGAAGATAAAGAACAAAATAAGTATGAGTTATTTAAAAGTTTAATTCCAATGCCAAAAGAATTGGAAGGAACTACTTCACCATCTAAATTAAGCAATGAAGAGTTGATTAAGAAATATGGAACTGATAATTGGTATGATTGGTGCAATAGTAATTGGGGAACTAAATGGGGTGATTATGATATCACTAAAAGTGACCTTGCCAATTTAATTCAATATTCTTATCCATTTAAAGAAGATGGTATTAAGGATTATGATAATGCTATTGAAGATACGAGTAATTCATATGTACATTTTTATTATGATACTGCTTGGGCTCCAGGTAGTGATGAAATTTCTGCTGCTCTTTGTAATCAATTCCCAGAATTAAATTTTAATTTGTATTTTGAAGAACCTGGAATGGGTTTTGCTGGTCAAGTTAAAATTCAAAAAGGTGAAGTAATTTATAATGATAGTTGGGACTTTCATCAAGATTGTGACGATATATCCGAAATAGACTTTAGTTAACAAAGGGGAAATGATATGGGATTAGATAATATGCCTATGGTTTATCCATGTGAAGGTATAGCAGTTAAAGATAGTGATGGTAGAACTGATTGTGTTGCTACAGCGCAGTGTGGTAATTGTGGTTGGAAAAATGCAATTGAATCAGATCCATTAGTAAAAGACTTGAAACCAGTATTAGGTATTTTTGGTGCTGATTGCTGGTATAGAGGAAAGTATGGAAATTATCTTTTAAGTGTATTAGAAGATAAAGAAGATACTTATTTTGATGATGCTACTTGGACTTTCTATGGTAGTGGTCATGTAAATGGAGATGAAGGTATTGATTCAGATGATTGTATTTCAATGTCTGAATTCATGAAAGACAATGCAGAATTATTTGCATATAAAGCAGGTACAAAATATCCAGATCAATCAAAAGAATTAATTAGCGATTGGATTTATGCCAGTTGGTGGTTAAATTTTGTTGGTGAGAAATGCAAAGGTTCAGCAATATGGTACTAATAAAGGAGCAATATGTTTAATATGGATGATTTCAATAATGACAATAGTTTAAGAATTCCAAGTGGTTTTAGTAATGATATTGAATTTGTTTACATAATGCAATCAGTAGCGAATGTTGTTTGCAGAACTAATCATAGTGATCCTAAGGATAGAGAAAGGTTATCTATGAGTTTGATAAATATAGCATGCGGAGATAAAGAAGATGTAGTTGCTGATAGAGCAGTAAGCATTATTTTGTCATTGGTGCATCATTTGTCAACAATTATTGAGGCAACAGAAGTTGATCTTGATGAATATCATAAAGCTTACAATGATGAAACATTAAGCAATTTGTATGATAACCCAAATATACCTTATTACGAGGATGACAATGATTGATGAAAATAAGGAATCATGGAGAGATGAAGCAAATTGTATAAAAGCTCCTTTAAATATATTTTTCCCTGAAGATGAAACTGGTAGCACCAGTAAGAGAAAAATTGATAGAGCGAAAATAATATGTGAAAATTGTTCAGTCCAACATAAATGCTTAATATATTCTTTAAATGAAAATATTGATCATGGAGTTTGGGGTGGACTTTCATCCAGGGAAAGAAAAGCATTGAAGAAAAATGTTGATGCAATGGATTATACAAGCACAGTTTATTTATTGTTAAATAAAACAATCCCAATCATAAGTAAGAGAAAGAAATAGGAGAAAGCCATGAACAATCAAACGAGAGTGGAAGAGATAGTAGAGGAAGTTTTAACCAGCAAAGATGTTAAATCTATGCATATCCCCATTAAAACCAATAGCCAGCAAGAAATGTTTGGAGCATCATTTAACAGTGGTCATGTTTCAAAGATATCTTCTTTGGTTAAAGTATCTGATCTGGTAATTGATTACACATACCAGCGTCAGCCGCTTATTAAGAAAGTAAATAAGATTGCAAAGAACTTTGACTCAGATATTCTTGGAGTCATTATTTGCTCAATGCGTGAAGATGGATCATTGGCTGTAATTGATGGTAGCCATAGAGTTCATGCTATGCGTGAAAAAGGAATGAATGATTACTCAGTAAATGCTCTTATCTACTTTGATTTAGATATCAAAGACGAAGCAAGAATATTTGCGATGCTTAATCAGGAACACACAAAGCCAAATACAACAGATATCTTTAAAGCTGGAATTGTTTCTGGTGATGAAGAAACGATTGCAATTAATAAAATCCTTAACGGTTTGGGTTTGATTATTGGAGTTGGACCTGGTGATAATAAGGTTCGTGCTATTTCTACAATTAGGCGTGTTTATCGTAATGCTGGAGATAAAGTATTGCGTGACACATTGTATACGATTAAATCAGCTTATGGTGACTCATCTAGCACAATGCGTGATGTTTTGATTTCTGCTGTTGCAATTATCTATAATCGTTATGGTGCAAAAGTTGAAGTATCTCGTATGGTTACTACATTGCAAAAGTTTGGTAATCCAAATACGCTTATTGCAAATGCAAAATCAATTGGTGTAAATGCAAGTTCTGTTACAGCATCTGCTTTACCATTTGTTATTGTAAATGCTTATAATCAAAGATTAACAACAAATCGCCTTAGCGATTACCCAATGAATTTACTTGCTCAGCAAGTATGGGTTTCAATTAAATAATAGATTTGGGGTTGGGTTAGACTGATCGCTAACTCAACCCCATTTAAGTCCCTCTAAACAAAAGGAGAATGATATGAATAATTATCCACCTGGGGTAACTGGTAATGAATATGAAATTGCTGGTGGTGAAGAAACAGAAGAGTATTGGCAATGTGAAGGTATGGTATCAGCAATTACTGTAAGTATACCAACTATTCAAGATATGAGTGAACAAATCTTTAATGTATTTACTAAATTAAAAGAGCATAGTTATACTTCATATCAAGAGTGGATTAATCAAAATGTAAGAAGTATAAAAAGAACATTAGAGGATCTAATTCATTCTGACGAAGTGGTTGAAGTTGATTGCGGTTTTAATGGAACTGTTTTAATGGAACGATACAAGAATAAAAAATGGTGGTCTTGCCCAAATTGTAGGGCAGAGCATGAAGTTGAACTTGATTAATATTGTGATCAGAAAGCACACTCAAGTTTGTAGTTTTAAGAATATAAAAATGGCGGGAGTTCAATGTATATACCAAACAAAATAGATGGAGGAATCATGGAAGATATTAAACTACATAGCGTTAAGAATTTAAGGGGTGGGTATTTTGTTCCTGAGTTTATAGATAAGAAATTCATAACTCAAGATGGAAACCTTGGTGTTAATGTGAAAGATTACCATACCCGTATGAGTCCTTCATTAGATGATCAAATGTATTTCAACTATGAATTGAAAGATTATGTTTACAGCGGTGTTCAATCTATGTTTTGGAATAAATGTCAATCAATAGGTCGTAGTTGGGGTTATGATCATGTTGAAAATAGTGGTAGAAGTGGTGGTTGGGCTTGTCCTATGAATATACATTCTTATAATTCAACAACTACTTTTAATTATATCAAATGCCCAGAGAATAATTTACTGAGTGACATATCAATTGCAGATGCAATAAAGATTCAAAGATTCAATGGGTTTGCTAGATATGTACAAACATTATTCTTTTTAGTAAAATCAGAAATCGGACACATAACAAACATAGATGAGTTCTTTGAACTCAAGAAAGAAGTTGAAGCATTATGAGTACAAAAACTGATAGTTGCGAATCAAGAATCCAAGAAAGTAAAAACAATTGCGAAGAACATCTTGAGCTTATGTTTAAATTACTTGATAGCGAAAGACTAGACGAGAATGATGAAGATGATGCAAAGATACTTCAACTTATTGAAGATGAAGGATTGAATGAAGATAGCATTTATGAGTACGCATTAGGTATTTCAACTCAAAAAGTTATGAAAATTGAATTGAGTACTGGTGGTCCTGCTTCTTTTATTGAAGCTTATCTTGATAATGAAAACAATGTTGATGAAGTATTTTATCATTTTCAAGATTGGTTTGATGGTGCTAAAAGAAAAGTATCAAGCGATTCAGCAATATATAGATATGCCGAATTTATGGCGGAAGGGTATGCAGTATAATGAAAGAATTTTTAGAAAGAACAGATTCAGCAGGAAACCAAATATACACAACTAAAACAGGAGAAATAACCATGCAAAATGAAACATTAACAACCGAAGCAGTATTTCCACAAATTGAAACTATTCCATCACCAGTAAGTAATCTTATTGTTGCGGAAATGTGTTTCCCTAAAGATCAACTTATGATGATGCTGAATGAAGCATGTGTAACTAAAGATCAAGTTGAAGAAATGATTGAAGAGCACGATATGACCGATTGTGTTGAATCACTTATTGGTGATATTGATTGGACTGATAAAGTAACAGATGTCCTTAATGATATTGATGTAGAAGATTATCTTGAAATGTCTACTTTTGTTGATAGCGTTATGGAAAATCTTGATTACAGAGATATCGCTAGCAATGTAAAAGAATATATTGAAGAACCTGATGCTGAATCAATGGCTAGTTCTTTGCTAACATCTTTTAATTATGAAGCACCTTGCTATACTGGTCAATTGTATATTAAATCAGTAGAAAGCATTATTGAGGGCTATATGAAGAAACAAACAGAAGGTGTAGTTCAACCAACTGTTATTGTTGATGATGCAGTTCGCCTTCGTGCATTTACTATTCAAGAAATTAATGAAGTTCTAGATGCTTTGCAATATACTGAATACAATAAGAGTCGTATCCTTACATCACTATCACTAAAATAGAGGGGAACTAATGAAAAAATACATTAAGATTGCAAATAAATCAGGTAATGTTAGTCGGATAGCCTTAGAAAAACTAGGGCTATCTACTAAAAGAGATGATCCAAATACAATTGGACAATTTGGTTCTGGTATTAAATATGCTCCGATTGCCGCATTAAGAATGGGATTGGAATGGATATTTACTGGTACAGACGATAAGGGTTCCTATGTGCTTAAGTATAAGGTTGAGGAAGAAGATGGAGTTGATTGTATCGTATATGATTACGGTGACTATCAGAAATCATCTTCTTTTACAATTGATGCTGGAGTATTAAGTTGGGAAGATTGTTTTCAAATCTATAGAGAAGCTATTGCTAATGCTATGGATGAATCTAATGAAAATGATACAGAATGGTATCGTGAAATTGTTGAAGCATCTGAAGTAAAACAGAATTATGGTGAGTTTGCTGTTTACATTAGTGCATCTCCAAATATGATGGAAATCTATGATGAGCACGATAAGTATTTCCTTGAGAATCGTGAGCCTATTTACAAAAGTAAAGATGGTTACGCTAAGGTAAAATTCTTTGATCCTTATTCATCTAGCGAAGGTCATGTGTATCATAAATCAGTTATGGTTTATGAGAATACAGAACATGATTGTCTCTTTGATTATGAAGTTAAATCACTTCGTTTGAATGAGATGAGAACAGTATCTGATGAATGGCAAATGAATTATTTGATTTCTCACGGTATTGCTGAATGTACAGATAATAAAATCATTGAACGAATTCTGGACAATTTGGGAAGTAAGAAGTGGGAATATAAGTTGAGTGAGACCATTATTGGAACCGCAGATATTAGTAATGAGTGGTGTAAAGTGTGGGGAAAAAAGTATGGCGAAGCAACTATTATGCTCAATTCAATTGAGGATGCAAATAATTCCATTCATATGTATTTGAAAGAAAAAGGACAGAAGTATAAAACTGTTGATTCTTCATTTATGTATACTATATTGGCAAAATCTGGTGTCAATACTTTAGAAACTATTGCTGGAGAGTCAATCAATTATGACATTGACTATGACACTGATAAGTATCCAAAGCTATTGAAAGCAATTGAAATTGCTGCTAGGTATGAGCCAGGTATTTTAACAATGGAAAAGCCAATTGTTTGCTTCACCCCTAAACAGAGTGATACATTTCTTGGTTTGCTTATAAATAAAGAAAACGAAGATAAGCAAATTCTAATTGAAAAGAACCATGCTCGTGACGGTGAGATATATGAAATAGTTGCTACTGTTATTCATGAATATGATCACTATACAAGTGGTTATGCTGATGGAGATCATGCTGGTAGAAAGTTTAGGGATTTAGCTGATCGTAGAATTGGTAGATTAATGTGTGAGAATTATAAACTAGATCTACTGTCTATTTGTGCTGATGGAATTAGCGTTCCACTCACTAGTATTCCTGATCTTGGTGGTTTGAATTATAACATTTTATTCTTCATGGATTCATACATCTTGTCCATTGGGAAATGCAAATTTATTATTTCTCAAAAACGAGAACTCAATTCAAAAATCCAGTATAATGATGCTGGGGTTATCAAGCCATCTAATGATGGACAAAGTATGCTTATCCCAATTGAAAATTGGGATCATAGTAATTTCTATATCAATCAAATCTAAGGAGCGTTATGAAGGTATATATGTATGGTGCTGGTATATTGATATTTGGAATAGCATTTCCTGCTCTTGCATTTATTATGTTCTCAGCTATTTTGTTAGCAATATGTTCAAAGGTTAAGTGATGCCGAAGTTTGATAAATACTTTATTGTAGAATTCAGAATTCCTATTAGGGTTGACGATGTTGATTCAGTAATGGAAGCAGTATCTATGGCTAATAGGATATGTGAAAGACAACATAATTTTAAACCAATTAATTGGTTTGCAAGAATATTTGAGTATGTGGTTGGTGAGAAAAAAGTTGGTCATGTTCGTGAATATTTTTATAATCCAAATTCGGCAACATCAAGAGAGATTGAGAAGAATATTGGATACCATAATGATTTAGTGAAAGAAGGAAAAGCTCCTTCCGATATCATTATGCTTAATGAAGAGTTAATGGAGGACATTGACGAATGATGTATTTTTGTGGTACAATTGATGAATGTAATTTAAACAAGGGTGTAGTAAATGAATGATCAAGAAGAGTACCTATATACTGACTATGCTATACAGATTTTTTCTGCATTTAGCAATAGAGATATCAGTGCAATCATAAAAATGTTTGATACCGAGGATGGTGAAAAGAGAGATGAGTCTTTTGCCCCAGGTATCTTGTTTGGATTTATGGTTCATCTTGAAATATTGTTTGCAGCAATTGCTGAGAGTAATGATGGAACTCCTTTAGAAGCGTTTCAGGAATATGCTTTACATTATAATTCAGTCAGGGATGATCTAAAGAAAATGGCACTTTTAAACCCTACGGCTGTAACAGAAATAATAAAAAATCATGGAGGTTCTTTATAGAATAAAAACTCTGTAAAGCGAGCGAGCAAACTTGTAGATTGCCCTCGTTTTGCATCTAAAGATATGCTAATGCGAACTAATCGCAAAACCTAACCTATGGAGGCAAAATGAAGACAAAGACTTCAATAATAAGTTTAATAGTAAGTATATATATAGGAATAGTAGCTACAATTGGATATGCTGCAAATACTAATGAGGTTGAATATAAAAGACCAGTATTTGTACAGAAATCATTGTTAATCATTAATACAGAACCAGTTGTTATTCAGAAAGTAATGGATAGCAGAGTTCCTAAAGATAAAAGTAAGAGATGCCCTCAATGGGAATCTAAGTTTAAAGAGTATGGATTGCCAGTAGATGTGTTTTCATATATTGCTTGGAGAGAAAGTGGATGTAACCCCGAAGCAATAAATGCAAAATTTAATTCTAATGGCAAGGTCATATGGACTTTAAATAAAAATGGTTCTATTGATAGAGGCTTGGTTCAGATTAATAGTTGCTGGAGATCAGTAACTAAAAAAGTCTGTGGTACTAATCTAAATGGATTGCTCGGTGTAGATTGTAATCTTAAAGTTGCAAAATATATTATGGACAATTCCGAAGGTAAGTTATTAAACTGGAACATTCAAAACTAAAAGAAAGGGGTATCCAATGGGATACTATGTAGACACAACGGAAGCAGATATCTTTATTTCTAAAGATAAGTTTGAGGATTGCTATAAAGCAATGTGCAAGCTTAACGAAAGAGATGATCTAAAAAGTGGTGGTAGTTGGGGTGCAGGAATATCTGCAGATCAACCGAAACCTGAAGGAATGAGTTATCATCCAGGTAAATGGTTTAGTTGGATGGATGCTAATTATCCAGAAACATGTAAAAGTATGGAAGATATTTTGCATGCACTTGGTTTTGAAAATATTGATTATGATGAAGAAGGCAATCTGATAGATCTATGCTATAGCAGTAAGATTGGTTCAGAGGATCACTTCTTTCAATCAATTGCACCTTTTGTTAAAGAAGGTAGTTATATCAATTGGTCAGGTGAAGATAATTCTATATGGCAATGGTATTTTAATGGTAAGGAAATGGTAACTAAATCAGCTCATATAACTTGGGTTGAATAAGTTAATGTATCCGTAGCTCAATTGGATAGAGCAAAACACTTCTAATGTTTAGGTTGTAGGTTCAAGTCCTATCGGATACGCTAAGTGTTAGACTAAGGCATTGTTATCCCCTTTCAAAATGCTTATGTAAGTAATTGATATCCCCGTATCTTATTTATGTCTAACACTATTTTAAATATGGTATAAAAAAGAATCAGGCTAAAGCTAATCCTTTCTGCTTAAGAGAAATATGCGTCTGTCTATTACATGGGAGTAGAAGATGTCAAAATGTCGTAGTTGTAGTTATCCGACATAATATTTTTTGCCTGGTTCTTTTTTATACCATATTTTTATATACAAACAAGCAAAGGAGAAACAGTGAAATCAGTATTAATAAAGTCAAACAATTCAATCAACATTGTTGAAATGGACAAAAAATATTCACTTGAACAACTTCAAAAAGAAGTTGGTGGTTGGATTGAAGTAGTTAAGTTGAATGGCAAAATGTCAATGTATGTAAATGAAGAAGGGCTAATGAGGCAATTTAAAATTAATCCAATAGCAACTTCTTTGTATTTTCAATATACGGGAATTAATACCCCAATTGTTGGAGATGTAATTATAACTGGAAGGAGTAGTAACGGAAGTCAAATAAATCTTAAAGATGAATGTGTTGAAGAAATCATGAGTGCGCTTAAATAATCACTAACAGGAAACGAGATATATGAACAATAATAAATCAACCTTTGCACTTCTTCTGATGAAGGAAGAAAACATTATACAAATAAGAACATTACAAGGCACTCAAGAGTATGCAATAGAACAAGCAAAAATAGTTAGAGATTATGGTAAAGATAAATTTGACAATGTTATGGTATATAAAACAACACCACATAGTAAATAATTCCAAGGAGGAATGACATGCCATTAAGTTACGATATTACAAAAATTGCAATGTACAAAGATAATTACGATGAAGCATACCAAGAGTATAATCAATTGGGTAGTACATATACAGATGTAAAGCCTTTCCTAAAAGGTTTGATTTTCTCTGGTGGTATGGTTGCCCTTAGTTCAATTACATTTAAAAATGTAGGTGAATGGTATGCCAGATTGAAATTGTGTGAAGAAATGTATCATACATATCTTACTTCCAAGTTTGATGAAGAAAAGAATGAATGGGTGAATGTACCTTTGGAAGCAAAAGAAATAGTTAAATACATTGGTTTGGCAACAAACAATTCAACTGTTGTAAGAAACAAATGGGTTCAGAATGTAAAGCGTAATCAAACTGTTGATCTTACAACAACACAAATGCTTGCTCGTTTAAAGAAACTAGAAGAAAAATTTGAGAGAGAGGTATTCCAATGATTAAACCAGGACAAGCAAATATGTATCCAAGAGTATCAGATTGGTATGAAACTAATGTTATTGAATACCGAGAGAATAGTGCTTTTGATAAATGGTATATTGAAGTTGTTTATTTTGAAGCAGATGCAGAATATTCTTATGGAGCAGGTAAAACTAAAGCCCTTAGTGGTGGGTATCAAAGAGTTGAAATTACTGACAAACTAAGTGGTAATTTTTGGGAAGATGCATTTCTTGGTGAGACTGCTCATCAAGATATTGAAAGATGGGCTAATGATATTGTTAACAAAATTAAGCATGGAAGGGTTAAGGTATGACTTTGATATATAACTATATTCTAGGTTACGATAATTCAGACGGAACTTGGTTTCATAATGTTGATGCTGAGGCTGATCTTTTGAATTGTAATACAGTTTACAACGAAAAATATGAAGAGTATATAAATGAATATAATGATGGAATCTATTTGCACGATGCAGAGCAGTTGATAGTTAAATTTAATAAAGCTATTGACGAACTAAATAAAAATGAGCGTAAAAGAAAGAAGGTAAGGAAATGACAAAACTAGACGAACTAAAAACTGATCGTGATGTATTTGAATTCATTAAGAATCATCTACTTACGCAAGGAGAACGATCATTAATGGAAGATGAAATGACTTGCGCATATCTAGGTGCTGAAGGTAAAAAATGCGCAGTTGGTGCATTAATTAGAGAAGATATATACCATTCTTCAATAGAAGAAAAGCCTGTAAATCATAGTCTTGTCCGTAGTGCTGTAACAAAATCAGTTCCTAATTGGATAATTAATACCGATATGTTGGGTGAATTACAATGTATTCATGATGGTAGATCTACCTATGATTGGGAAATGGTTGAATGGCAACTAGATGAATTTGAATCAGATAAACTTGTAGGAGATAATTATGTTCCAACAAAGGATGATGAAGATGTCTGAGATTATAGCAATTGAGTTATTAAATGGACATAACTTAGATGAAAAACAAACATCTCCAGAATTCTTTTGTCTAGGTCTGTCTAATGCAGTATGTCATGTAAGTATAAATGGTGGTGATCATGTAACTATTTATTGTGATGGGGATATGCGTCTTATTTATAATGAAGACACAATAACTGATTGCTATGAATTAGTAGATAATGGTATCACTACTGATAGTGAATTAGCAGATATTTTTGATGAAACTGAAGATGGATCAAGAGTTATTATGAACCCTTGGTTTGATATTTACGATAGTGAAGGTGAACACCTAGATATTGTTAGTTATGATATCTATCAAGCAATTGAAGATGCAAAAATCCATATAAGAGAAAGAGAGTTAGCTAATGACAAAAAGATTAAGGTTTAGTTATAATGATGTGAATCTTTCTTGGGAAAGAAAGCTGGAGTTAGATTATGAATATAAAGATCTATCAACTATTCATGCCAATCACGCAAAAGAATTGATGGCTAGTGTAGAATTTGATCCTAGATGTATTCCAACAATTACTGATCCAGCATTAACTGAAGCATTAATTCATGCTCAATTAAGTACAACATATGCAATACTGAATGACACTCACAATGGTAAGTGATAATACAGAACATAAACATGAATGGGAATGCTCAGATGTTCCTGGTATATTTAATTGTTTATCGTGTGATGATATAAGATTGTATAACTATATTGATAAACAATACAGGATATATCCTAAAGAAAGGGTTTAACAATGGCAATGTATTCAGCACATATAGTATTTGATAGATATACGGTTTATATAAACCCGTGGGTATCAAGTGCAATGGATGAGGATGAATTAGAAGATGAAGCAATTGAAATGCTTCTTGAACTTTATCCAGAGTTAACAAGACAACAAGAAGAACAGTTAGTAAAGAGTATTCAAGATATAGAAGTAGAATTACAAACCGACTAGAGGAGAAATAGATATGGCAACTCGTAAAGTACCTAAGAAATTTGAAGCTAAGAAAGATGCTAAGACAGAAGCACAACTTTTGATTCAAGCAACAGTTAATAGTACATATAGTTTATTAATTCCGTGTAAGAATGAACAATTCGTCTATGTAAGAAATCCAATTACAGGTAAAATTTCTCATTTTGAAACCAACAAATCTGAGTTCTTTGAATTCATTAAAGAACTTACAACACTAGGACTAGGAGAGAAAATTGAAAAAGACTTTGAAGATCTTGTACGCAATAACAATAGTAATTGGGTTAAAGTTCTTGATCAATTGCGTGAAAGCAATGCGTTCAAACTGGAACAAGTATGACAACAGTAAAAGAAGCAATTAAAATGCTTAAAGATTACTCAGACCAAGATGAAGAAATTTGTATTGCTTGGTGGAGTAAAGAGTTATTTGAAAACCAAACTAATTCTGATGAAGATAGCGGAATAAAAGAAGAAGCCTGGAATAAAGTTGTGATGGAATTTGATGATATGACTCAGCATTATCAGGGATTAATATACGACATAATTGTAGAAACTATAAGTGAATATGATGGATGGATTATATGAATAAAATAGATGGAGATCAGTTACGCAATAATCTAGAAAAACTTTTGCCTAATTGTTCTTTTGATGAAGATAATGAAGGTCAAGTTATTATTTATACCAACCTAAAAGAAACAACAAACGGAAACTATAAGGAGCTGAAATGAACAAAGATAATATGCAAAAAGTAATTAATGCCATTAAATTTGATGGCGCAAAGAAATTCAATATGAGTGTATTTGTCGGAAAGCTTGAATATGAAGATGATCATATAAGCGTATTTGAAAATGATGAATTAGCTCATACATTCCCTGTAAGTAGAGTTAGAGTTATACATGAAGGTACTGATTTGTTTAATTGTACCTCAATGGGTTGTATTGCTGGTTTTGCTACAGCATTGGCTAATGATTGGAAAACTCCTGACTGGATGAGAAAAGATGATCCTTCAGGTCATCTATATCAATTTGAAAATGAAGCTGCTAATTACTTAGGATTAAGTACTGCTGAGGCTAAGAATCTTTTCTTCGGAGATGATAATAGTATTTGGAAATGGCTAATGCATCATGAAGCAGAAAGATATCCAAATCTAGAATTGGAAGATTATGAAACAATGCAAGACGCAAATGATTGCGAGATTGAATGGGATGATAGAGATCTATACGCAAACTTTCATACCATTGATTATCTAACTGCAGTGGATGTATTGACCAGAATTAATAATGAAGAAATTGGTTTGGCTTGTGATGAAATGCAACAACCTTATTATATCAAGAAAGAAGCGGTAGTGTCATGAGTAATCCATATTGGAGGGGAATGGTTAAAGATGCACTTGGTTGTGATGATGATTACGCCGATATTCTTTTAAATTTCCAATATAAAGTATCTAATGGTCCAGATTTTTCTGAAGCTAGCGAAGGAGAATTGGATAAGTATTGGAGATGGATACATCTAGAATATCAAGACCACCTAAAGGAGAATAAATAATGGAACTAATTGGAAGAAAGATTGTTGATGTAAGATCACTTAATAAGAAAGTAATTGAGAAAGAGGGTTGGGATAATAGTCCTTATAACTCTGTTTGTTTGGTATTAGATGATGGTTCAATTATCTACCCCTCACAAGATGAAGAAGGTAATGGTCCAGGTTGTTTCTTTGCGATGGATAAAGAAATGGACACTGCCTTTTATATTTTCCCAAATGAGTGAGCTATCTAACATTTAACTTAAAAAAACGATTACAAACGATTACAGACCCAAATGGAGGGCTTTTAATATGGAAACACTAGAACAATTAGAGAGAGATTTATCTGCAATAACTAATGACGGACAGGCTTTGCGTCATATTGCAAAAAACCTTATAAAACAGAATATGAAATCAAAGTTACTTGCATATGAGTTTGATGAGGAAACAGGTGATGATATTGTCATAAATGATGATGATTGTGCTTATCGTGGTATGGATGTAAAAACTCAGACAGACACAAAATGCGCCATTGGTTGGCTTATTATGGATAATCTTTATGATCCAGATATAGAAGGCAAAACAGCAATTGATGATGATGTATTAGATGCTGTTAATGATTCAACTCCCAATTGGAATAAAACAGATAAGAGTATGGCTATGCTTTCTTTTGCACAAAGAATTCATGATGGTTATGAACCTAAAGATTGGCAAAAGGTATTTGCTGTAACTGATTATAAATTAATCTCTCCCGTAGACGGTTCTTTTAGATTAGATAAAGACAGTATTGATATTGTTGTTGAAGATCTAATTAAAGCATATAAGATTTCAAGTTCGTATAATATAGACTATCCAAACAATAAACAAGAAAAGGCAGGGAAATAACATGAATAAGGAAAACTTACAAAGAGTAATTGATGCCATTAAGATTGATGGTGCGACAAAATTTAACATGAGCACATTCATTGGTAAATTTGACGAAGAATATAAAGTTGAAAATGTATTTGAGCATGGTGAATTAGCAAGTACATATAGGGCAGATCAAGTAAAAAATCTTATTGCAGGTACTGATATTTTCAATTGTACATCTATGGGTTGTATTGCTGGGTTTGCTACAGCAATAGTTAATAACTGGAAAGCTCCTGAATGGTTAGCAGGTGACGATACTATTGACTTTGTTCGTCAGTTTGAAACAGAGTCAAATGATTTCTTAGGCTTTTCTTATGACGAAGGAAGAAACATTTATTACAATGCTGATTCATGTATTTGGAAATGGTTGATGGTTAATGAACCAGATAGGTATGAATTTAAACTTGAAGGTGATTATGAAACAATGGATGAAGCAACTGAATACGGAGAAGAGTGGGATAGTGGTGATTTGTGTGTTGATTTCACTTCTATTGATTATCTTTCTGCAGTAAATGTATTAACTAGAATCTTAAATGAAGAAATTGGTTTGTGCGATCACAATAAAGAGCCCTTCTATATCAAGAAAGAAGCCTTAGTAGACTAATAAATAACCTATTTGAAAGGATTGGGGTATGTCAACTTATACGGATAGACATAAGAGAGCGCATCAAAGAAAACAGGAAATGAAGAAATTAGACCCAGATTATAAAGGCAGGGTTAAAGGAGAAAGAACTCAAGCTAGAAATAGGAGAACGGAGAAATACCTACTTGAAATAGGTTTTGATCATACCAAAATTCATACAGGGATTTGTTGTTTTATTGGCTGCAATACGGTTAAGAGTCAGTATAACAAGGATCATTGCTGTGTGTTGCATCAAAAGCTAATTGTTTCAAGAGGGTTCTTCTTTATTATTGAAAGAGAAAACTATTCAAAAGCAGAAGGGAGGGATATATGAGAATGGTATTAGCATTGTTCCTAGGGCTATATATTGGACTTCATTGGCATGCCAAGAGAAGTGTAGATCAATATAGTGGTTATGGAGAAAATAGAAGACATATACATCGGCATTGGGATAAGGATTAGGAGTAGTTATGGCTATTGATAAGTATGGAGAATATATGGATCTTACCCTAGAAGAAATGGAAAGTGGTATTGTTTTAATTAAGGGGTTTATTGAGGATTTACAGCATTCCGTTATGGGATATATGGTTACTTCTCACCCTGATTATGACAGTATCAATGGCATTTTAGATAACATCAGGCTATTGATTGCGGAGTATAAAAGGGATTTATATGAAGATGATGAAGATACTACAGATGGAAAAACACACAATACAAATGATTGGAGACCATCATTATGAAATACGAAGAAGCTAAGAGTAGGTTAGTTGCAAAGAAATTGGATGCCGTACAGGTAATGCAAGACCCAGAGACTGGGGAATTCTTTTACGATATCTGTTATGAATGTGACAAAATGTTAAATGAACAAGAGGCTGCTTATGGACATGACTGCGAAGGATGAAATTGAACAAGAAATGTATTTTCTTAATTTAGAGATTCAATCCATTGAGGAAAGAATAAAAGAACTATCAAAGGATTATGAAAAGAACCAGGGTTTCTTGACTGTTTTAGATTGGCAAGCGACTAAAAGAACCTTGGCTTATTTGGATTTGAAAATGCAATTGGATAAAATAATTGACCCAATACAACCCCATATTAATG